GCTTGGTTCTGCCGGAGTCACTGTTGCCATCACCCAACATGCTGACCACATCAGCGGGGATGATGAACTCACCCGGCGACACCGCCACTCGCTCAGAACTTCCGATCACGCCTTCAACCATATCGTCCATACCGCCAGTATGACCTTCGATCATACCTTCCTTGCGGCTGCCATTCGCAACGGACTCCAGTGCCTTCTCGCGAAGCTCTCGGAATGCCTTGTTGCCATGCAGATCAATGAACTTCTGAATGACGTCATCGGTTTGTTCTTCTGGCAGTTGACCAAGGATCGCTGCCTGAGCAAGCTGGATGAGTCCTCGGCTGCCGTCCGTCATCGGGGCTTCTGAGTACTCAGCCACTTCCTCCTCAATGCCTTCCTCGTCCTCGACTTCACCACCTTCGTTGTAGCCTTGGATCAGATCCAAATATCCACGAGGGGAATAGGATTTGATCTTTCCGCCGACGGCTTTGGGTTCGATACGCTCATCGATGGTTCCCGGTGTTCCAGGTCTTCCCGGGGTTCCAGGTGTTCCAGGCGTTCCAGGGGTTGAGCCGGGAGTGGTGAGATCAATAGCGGGTGGATTGAGGTTCTCAAAGAACATCCATTCAGGCAGGAATCCATGTCGATACCCCTCTGGCGCGCCAACATAGCGACGTCCAAACCCTTCTGGGATAGAGCCAATTCCACCAGTGCCTGCGTATCCGCCGCCACCACCACCGCCGCCAGCTCCACCACCAACGCCAGCGCCACCGCCGGCCAATGCGCCAAGCAACTGCGAGATGGCAGCATTGGTCAATACATCCTTCCCCTTTTCCTTCAGGGTGTCCAAAAGACTGTTCGTATTAATCGGAGTCGGCGCTGTCGGTGGCGTAAATGTCGTTTGAGTTGGGAATGTTGGTGTCGGAACATTAAGTTCTGGCTCTCCAGGCTTTTTACTACGGATCACCACCTCCGCTTCAGTCGGAGCATCAGGCCCAGTCAAGTCAATGTCACTGTCCGTAATTGTTAGCTGCGGAGTCGGCACATTGATTTCTTGCTGCGGAGTTCTGGTGCCAGTAATCTTGACTTCATCAAGGCCATCTAACGGCGTTTCAACAGCCGGCCTTGGAGACGGCGGGGCTACAACCGGCACATTCAGCTTATCTTGGGTAGTTGGGCTTGTCGTTACAGTGACTTGATCCAACGGAGTTTGAATAGCAGGCTGCGCAGCAGGAGGTGGCGCAACAACCGGCGCATTCACTCTATCCTGAGTGGTCGAGCTAGTCGTTACGGTCACCTGATCAAGCGGCGGCTCAACGCGCGATGGCGGCGGTTGAGTTATCACAACAGGTGCATTCGGTTGCTGTGCAACCTGCTGTTGAGTTGTGACAGTAACCTGATCCAAAGGCGTCTGAATTACAGAAGTCGTCGGAGTGACTGGCAATGTTGTCGGAACACTAGGTTTAGCCACATCACGAGCCGTCTCGACCTTGACTTCAGGCTGAGAGACCTGCTGAGCCGCAACTTGCGCGGCAGTCTGGGTAACAGACTGGGCAATGTTGTTCGCTTGATTTACTGCCGTCACAATCACATTGCTCGGATCAGCAACGGTGACCAAAGTATTGGCCACTCGCTCCCCGACAGGTAGATTGTCGAATGCCCAATTGTTGTAGGCTTCTTTGATCTCACCAAGTGCCGTTTCAGCTATGAAGCTAAATCCAGCAGCCATCAATCCGGCTTTTAGTGCATCCTCAAAGCTGCCGCCCTGAAGGGCAGAACCAGACGCACCAATGATGGCCGAACCCAATGCAGTGGTTCCGGCTTTCCCAAGGCCAGCAAGACCCAACTTCGCCCCAACAGAACTGGAAGCAATCGCATCACCCAATGCAAACGGCACACCAGCAAAAGCCAATGCCGCCGCAATCAGCGGGATAGTAAGGTTCTGCTTGGTCGACTTCATGCCAACCTGATTGGCTGCACTGGGGAAGCCAGTGCCACCGGATGCTTCCAGGTTAGCGATGTCTTGCTGCATCGCCTTGTTCTTATCCAAGGTGTACACATAGTCGCCCACCTTCGCACCCGGATACAGAAGTGGGATCACTTCATTTACCGGCATCGCTTCGTAGTAGGCGCGAATATCTTCCTCTGTCATCGGCCCAGTCATCTGAGAGATATCAGATGTACGCATCAAGTTGGCAGTGAAAATGCCTTGCGTCATCTCACCCGGGTTGTATTCCTTGATGTACTGCTTGTCGCCAGAGATGGCAAGGTCAAAGGCTTTTTCGAAATCCTTGGCTGCCAATGCTTCTCGGATCTGATTGAATCTGCTTTGCAGGAACTGACTGTAGTCGTTCATCTGCTCAACAGCTTTCTTTTCCTCTGGCGGAAGACTGGCAAGGAAGTCTTGCTCCATCTTCTTAGTGTCTACATCGGAGTAAAGCGGCTTGAAGTTAGCAGCAATGGCGTCTATTTCAGCCTGACTGAGACCGAGATCCTGCTCCGTTGCCGGTGGCGGAGGTGACGTTGGTTGTGGCGAAGACACGCCAAATTCCGTGCCGCTTAACGCTGTACCAGCCACGTTCGGGTCAACTGAAATTGGGCCAATTGCGAAGTTGCGAGACACATCCGCTGCACCACCAACTTTCGGTTGGCTCAACAACGCACCAAGATTGTAAAGCGCATCCTCGTTGATACCAGTGCTTTGCGGCACATCAGCGCCAGACACGAACAAGTTATTGATGATGTCTTGCTCGGTAACAATCGGAGCAGGCGCAGCAATCGCTGGAGGCGGAGTCGGCCTCTCTTGGCTAGGCAGACTCCCCGGCCCAGATGGGCCTTCCGGCGCTGGAGCTAGCCCAGAGATCTCTGGCGACGGCGGATACGCACGGCGCGTACCATCAGGCCAATTAAACATTTCAACACTAGGCTCTTCGCGTACAGGAGTTGTTACAGCGGTAGGCTGATCTTTTCCGCGAGAGTCTAATGCTTTGTAATTATCTGGCAGCTGGTCAAACGGAGTGCGAATGCCGCTCTCTTCCGGCATCCTGTTGTAGGTTCCATCAGACCAGAAGAACCATTCTTCACTTGGCGGAGTATCTCTGTACTCGTCTAGCGGAACCAAGTCACCAATGTTTGATGGCGTGGGATTTGGGCTGTAAAAATCAGAGAATGAATCCGCCGATATCGTGTCTGGATTGAAGTCCAAGAACGAATCAAAAGAATAGCCATCGTATTTCCGCTCCACCGCCCCACCCTGCGCCATGCCAGGTGGACGGTAGTACGGACTCGATGGCGGTAAAATCTGTGGAGTGCGTTCGCGAATCCTGCGACGACGCTCTGCCTGCTCGTCGAGCATATTCTGATACTGCCTTGCGTAGTCTTCCTCGGCCTTGATTCGACCAAGCTCGCCAGCGCCGATAGTGAACGGCAACATAACACTGGGCTTTTGGATTTGCTCAAGCAGGGTATCAAGACCGGCTTCTCCTGCGGCCTTAACCATTTGAACGGGATTAAACTCAGGGGACTGGAATGCCTCTGAGTAGCGTGAGCCAAAGGTTCCGGTTTCTGGCTTCTTAAAAATGCCAAACTTGTAGCCAGTGTCAGCAACAGGTTGACCAGTTGCCGCATCCACAGCAGCATCGGGGCCAAGGTCAGCCAAGTTTCTGCCAAGGCGACCAATCGAGGATGACACCAAGCCGGACATGATGCCCTTCTCAAGGCTGCCACCGCCTAGCATCGTGGAGGCAGTGGTGGCTAAAAAGCTCGACACGCCCGGTGAGAAACCCACTGCCTTGAAAGCAGGGCCGAGAAAAGCAGAGCCAATGAATGGCAGAACATCTCTGAACTTAAATGCTTCCGGCAAGCCCGTCATCGGGTTCTGGGTGATGCCACCTAAACCAGCAAGATACTCAACCTCGCTCGGAGCGACATGCATCAGCATAGTGTCGCCATAGCGACCCTGCTCAGCCAATATCGCTGCAAGTCCCTGCATGTTCTGGTTTGGCATCGCTTACTCTCTCGCTGTCTCTACGCCAAAGATGTTGAAAGCAACATTGGTGGCGCTGGAATAAACCTTGACCCTATCTGATTCATTCAGGGTCATCCCAATAACGATGAGCAGGGTGTCTTTTGCCCCGATCACATAGTCGTAGTAGATGTACTGCTTCACGTTGTCGGCAGCATTAGCCACCGCCACCGAAATGCGGATCGTGACAGGGGAAGACCCTGTGTTACAGACCGTGATGCTGCTGACCGTGGTCTGCGCTTGGGCAGGCACAACGTACAGATCTGTCAGCGTGGTGGCTGAAGGAGATACCTGACCAAGTACTTTGATTGAGTCTGCCATATTAGGGGTCTGTTAAATCCCAGAAAGATAATGCGCCAATACCGTCACCAGTGCCGGTCACTGTCCTGACAGCTAGGGTATAGATATCGCTTGTGCCGCCAATGGTCACGCCAAGCTGTAGGTAGGGGTTGTAAATGCTAACCTCATTAACTGCCGTCGTTGATAGCACACCAGATGAAGTGAAGTCAGATTTCACTATTGTGCCGCCTGTCACTGCCGTGGCAGCGGTGTCTGCTTCCACGTTCGTCGAGGTGCTTGCAAACGAAGCCCCGGTCAGCGTGGCATTCTTGATAAGAGCCACCTCGAAGAAATCCGAAGCCGATGTGGGCATGAAGTTAAAGCCATTCGGTATAACGACAGCGCCAAGATTGGTGGACTTTAGTCGAATGGAAACCAGTGGGTAAAACGAAGTGGTAATTCCAGTTGTTTCTGTGGTTTCTCTGACCCAAGTTAATTGGGACGTCTGTTCGTAGCCACCCTCGCTCATCACCGATGAGCAGATCTGCTTCATGCTCTTAGTGCCAGTCAATGCGCCGGTAGCTTCGATCTCATACCGCATGGGCAGGATCGCTGTCTGCATATAGACTTCAGTCAAGGTGTTCGCATTTTGGAAAACATGAGCAACGATGAACTCACCGTTGATCACAAAGCCGCAGCGAACCGAACCCACGCCCAGCCACTCAAAATCTATGAATAAGATTTGGGTCTTGGTTTCATCAAGGGTGATACCGCTTGACCCCGTGCCATCGAGCTTATCGGTGTTCCAGTTGGACTGAGTGATTGTGCGAGCATCGCTTGCAGTTCCACTTGTGTAAGTGCGAATTACAAAGGACAGCACATCGTCCTTTTGCTGGAAGAACACACCATTGTCGGAATTGAAATACCCTACACGCTGCTGAAGGTTTTGCTCTCCAGCTGCCATGGTGAAGGTGGCAAGAACCAGCAAGCTCTTTCCGGGCTGATAAGGGAAGACCTGCTTGCTCTGCCTGACCACTTTGTCGCCAGAGGCGGCGGTGACTTGCAGTCTCACCGAGGATTCATTAGGCAGGAACGTCGATGTCCCAGAACCCGTTAACGCCTCGTCAAACTGAGGATCTTTGGCATACCGATTCTGGCTGTCAAAGAGGGTAAACGGCTCCGATACCCGAAGCCTGCCGAAGGCATCAAGGTTCATGCCGCCAAGGGAAACTTCCTGCACACCTTGTGGGTAAACAGAGATCACAGTGCTTCTCCGCCGCTAGCAGTGATAGTGCAGCCAGTGGCCGAAGCCTTCACTTGAATGGTGTCACCGGCATTGAGGATCTGCATCCCACACCACTGAACCGTGGTATAGGCAGGGATGGCTGCGTTATAGAACACTGCGTTGCTAGTTCCAGCAGATCCAGCCGATGGCACAAAAGACACGTAGAGGCCAATAGAGGAGCCTGTGGTGTTGCAGATATCCATGCCCTTGACATAGGTGCGAGTGCCTGTCGGGACGGTATAGAGCGTGGCATAGCTGGTTGTGATGGCAGCCTGCCCAAGCTTTAAGCCGGTGATGTTTTGGAATGACATCAGCAGCACCCTCCCCAGCCACCTAGCCATTCCCCGACGTTGTTGGTCGTCTTCTGAGATGGGTACAGGGGCAGGAACTGAAAGCGCTTCATGGCAAGACTGCCCACACTATCGCCTTGAGTCTTGGCTCGCAGCACCTCGGAGCGAAGCTCTTGGATCTCCAACTCCAAGGTACGACGAGTCAAAGCCTCGTTGAACTTGTCATAGGAGGGGGCTGCAATCGGCAGGGTAAGCGGGATTCTGCCAGCCATTAGCGTTGTCCATCCGTGCGAAGGTCAAAGCGAAGGTCGCCTAGTCGCCAGCCATAACCAAGGCCAGCGCTTTCCACCCGAACCGCTGCCTGTCGCATTCGATTCCGGACAAAGACCTGATCGGTGGACGAACCCACTGTAGAGGTCGACTTGACGTTCAAGTTCTGCAACGGATAGTCCTTGCCCTTAATGACAAGGCTAATCATATTCGAACTGGTGGTTCCTTGGAATTTGAAGTCAGGAATAACCCGGGACATAAACATAAAGCTTTGGCCAGGGTCGAGTTCAAGACTGCCCGACTCAATATAGGCAGCCAAAGGACTGCCATCAGCGTCGTAGCCCACCTCATGCTGGTACAGGTACCCAGAACCATTGACCTTTCCAGCCGCTATCGGGAAGTTCTTTAAGGCGGAGTCGTAATAGGCGGTGCGTTCAAGGGTTCCGATGTACCAGATCTGCTCTTTATAGTTGTAGGTGACATACCGATCCACCTCTTGAGAGTTACTGGATGGGTAGTACCAAGTCACCTCAGAGAACTTGGAGTTGGTGGCGGCAAAAATCTTGTATGCCTGCCCCAGATTGATATCAGAGAACACATAATTCAGGACGGTGCATTCAAGGGTTTGAACCGCACCGTTGTAGACGTAGAAATTACCCTCGTCCATAAAGAACACCAAGCCATTGGCGTCAGCCACGCAGTTTGGTGATATGCATCCATGGTAATCAGATACCAACGAGAAGGAATACACAAATGGAGATCCCACATAACGCATGCTGTACACGCCAGCATCGGTAAATATCAGGATCTCTTGCTTGGTTTTCTGGGCCGTCACAATAAACGAACCGGCTCCCAGCAGCTGGCCACCAGCGTCGTTAGTAGACGTCGGTGTCCAGTTGATTGCGCTATCGGATTTAGACCACCTAACTAACAGCGGATCAATGGTCGATGAGCCTATTGGATTGCAACCAAATGCCAAAACTTGAGCGGCATTTTCACTAACCATAATCTGAGTGGCAGTAATAGGGGCATCAGACGCACCGCTAACAGCTGATAACTCTATTCCCCTGACGCTGGTTCCAGAGCTTTGATCCCAGTAATAAACGCCGCCAGTTCTGACGTTAAATACTAGGTCATTGCCGTAGTTATCTTGAGACCACAAGCGCAACTGGTTGGCAGGGGTCACCGCTGATCCAGAACCCCAGGAGCCTGAACCCCATGGGCCAATACCCCATCCAGTGCTTGGCACATAAACATCCAAGCCAACATTGATCTGATAGGCAGCAATGACTGATGCGCCACCGCCAGAAACTGCCCCAGTTGTGCAGGGCGTAGCCACTGTAATGGTGTAACTGTTGGCATTGATGATCTGGGTAATCTGATGCTCTTTGTTTAGATCACCGGCAGGGATTCCGTCAAACCCAGTAGCCCCGCTAAATGTCACAAAGTCATTGACGACTGCGCCATGGGCAGTGTCGGTTACCGTGACTGTAGTGGAGCCTGCTGTTCCGCTAGTAAACGGATTGTTCGCCATCGGATTAACCGTCTTCCGAATCGGCGTGATGTCGTAGTAGGAGTTACCCTCGTTGACATAGAATTTCAGGTTTGTACCGAAGCCAAGGTAAGTTGTTAGGGTATTGGTTGCCCAGTCGAATATAGATCGGCACGTTCCAAGAAATGCGGAGTCAATGTATTTCTGCCAGCCGCCAATCTTTTCTGGCCTGCCTTGCCGAAAGCGAACCTTGTCGGAATCGAACCAACCGCCATCAGCGGTGTACTCGGTGCCTTCCTTGTTAACACCAGGCTGAAATTTTGGCTTCGTTAAGGCCATCTATCCTCCAAAAAACTGGTGTTAAGTAATGCCTGACAGGTATAAGACTCTCTCATCCTGTCGACGTTTGACTAAGCCGGGCAGCACTCTGCCTCCAGCCTTAGTCCATTTCATAAATTCTTCAGCGGCTTCTTCAAACTCTCCACGATTTGTTTTCATTCGTAGAGAAGATCTCTGGAGATTTCCTAGTCCCACATTAAAGGCAAAACTGCAGAGGCTATCGAAGATTCCCTGATTGCCATTAGCAGCAGGGCAAAGTCTAAGAACGCCACGCTCAAACCGGCTAAGATCTTGAGCAAGAATAGCGTCCACCTCTCCCATGCTAAGGACGCGATCCCAGCCTGCCGGTATCGGTAGATTCTTGCGCTCCTCATACTTTACTGCCGCATGGGTAGGGTCAATGACATGGCCGACGCCGACAGTCCACAAGAGAGCGGGACAGCGGTAAGGCTTAGTCCGCAAACCCTCGTGATGTTTGATCATTTCAATGGCGACGGCAGAGACTTTCACTTCTTGCCAAAAGCCTGCGTTCCGAACCAAAAGGCAATTATGCTGCTTAGGATAAGCATCTCGTCATCGGAGAAAACATTCTCCATTGCCACGGCAAACGCAACGCCTTGGTGCCATGCGTACCAGATGCCCGCAAGGTTGAGTGCGACAAGCTCTAGCACAAAGATGTAGGTGACCACCGGTCGAACCGATGCCCGAAGATTAATCATCCACTGGCTGGCACCCTTGCCAATTTCAATGTCGTGCTGGTACAGAGCTTGACGTTCTTCGCCAGCCGTTTGCGTCTGGATCTGCTCCAGTTTGATTTCTTCGACGCGAGCCTGAGCAATAAAGCCACGCTCGGCTAAAGCAAGTTCACGCTCCTTTTGTGCAGCGACAAGGGCGAGTTCATGTTTCTTATCCTGACGGTCCTGAAAGATCTCAAGAATCTTGGGCAGACCACCCGCAAGAAACGAGAGGAAAGTACTGATCATGGTCATCATTTGCCGCGCTCCTCCATCAACTTGACCCGCACCTGCAAGTCGTGGATGTCCTCCATGATGTCGTCTTTCAGCTCCTGCCGTTTGGCGGCGCTCAAAGGGCTGTCGGTCGGCACGCCGTCTTCGGTGATGAGGATCGGAATCTTCGACTCGATAGCAATCAAGCGGTTCTGGAACGAAGTGATCTCGCCAAGCAGCCAAGCCACAGCCGCAAGCAAGACCGGGAACAGCAGATCTACAATCTTCTGCATGTTCACTTGCTTGCCCTCACCACATCGTCGCCCTTGGTTACGATCACATGATCGCCCTCAACATCAACGCGCATGGGCATTTCCTTGCGATCCAATTTGTCGAGCTTGGTAATAAGTTCCTTAATAACCGCAAACTCAGGCTTCTCTTCCTTCTCCGTAGCCCCGGCAATACCGTTGAGCATGGAGATAAGGGCGGTTAGCGAGGCACCCAGCAGACCCATCACAGCGGCAATCTTGTCGCTATCCAGCACAAGACTAGAAGCAACACCGATCACCACTATGACGGTGATGTATTTCAGGCCGTCCTTACCAATAGCCTTACCAGCCACATCCTTGGCAGACGAGTTAGCCTCAAGCCTGTTTAGCTCGGCTTGAACCTTGGCCTTGAAGAGTTCGATGTCTTCGCTCATTTGTCCACCTTCTCATCAAGCTTGTCGAAGATCTTGCCGAGCATGCTCTTGATGTCGTCAATATCTCGCTGGTAAGTGGTCTGCGTGACGTAGGTCAACGGCATATTGCGAACATCTTTATCCAGACGCTCAATGCTGCGCGTGATCTGATTCAGCGACCAGCCTCCGAAGAACGCCGCAACACCGACAATGATGTTAAAAAGCACTTGAACTTCCATCTACTTTCCCTTAATCACTTGCCAGTTGTTAAGAACGACCCACACGTACAACGCACACGCGCCGATTGTTACTGGGTACATATCCGCATACCAGAGCAACCACGCTGCTAACACCTTCATCACCACCATGACGCCAACCGGGTCTAGGTGCTGAAACAGATAGTTAAGCAGCGGATTAGCCTCCCGCTTGCCCATCCCGAGAGCCTTATGCGTTGTCCAAATGTCTGCGATTTGGAGCGCAATAAAGATCAGGACAAAAGCGGTGTTCATGCCCACGGCAGCGGCGGGGTTTGCACGGTCGGCGCAATCTTCTCTTGAATCTGCTGCTCCACCGCAGCCTGTGTCGCGTCCTTGTCCACGCCGTTGGCATAAATCCAGCCAAGCACTTGATCTTGCGTGAGCGAGGCATACGGGGTGAATGACCCCTCTGGAGCCGGTACGCTGCAAGTGCTGTAGACGCTGCCGTAGGTGTCTGCAAAGACCCCAGAGCAAGTCCAATGCACGGTAAAGACGACATTGTTGTGACCGTCTTCCTGCGTGTAGCAGTCCATCGCGGTGACAGTCCAAGTGAATACGGCACTCATTGCTTATCCTCCTTCGGCAGCAACGGCTCAACTTGCTCTTTGAGCTTCACCCAAAGCGGGTATCCGCCCTGAGAGGTCGGCAGCGTTCCAAGCAGATTGACGATCGCCACTGCTTCTTCAAGGGTCATCTCCAGTTTCACATCTTCCATTTAGAACTCCAGTCCTACTTTACTTGCCAAAACATAATCGTCAGCGTATTGCTGGCGCACAAATTCCTCTACGGCAGGCGTGATGACGCTTTTCCATTCGCCATCGCTGCTATTTAGTCGGCGCACCGGCACATTTGGCCGCTCGCTGATCCGCTGTAATTCCGTCTCAATGTTACGGAAATCCAGAACCGTTACGCGGGGGTCGGCAAGCCAGTCACTTTGCGGCTTGAGCAGCATTTCATGGTGCGTTAGCAAAGCGGGAAACAGACTAATCATGTGTTCGTATGACTCAAACTGAACGCCGTCTAATGCGCCTTTAGGCTGACGCACTCGGTAAATGTGACGCAAGGAACTTTCAAAGCGCAGCAGCGGGTCACGCAAAAACCCATAAACCGTGTAGTTGGCAAGGTTTGGGTACTTTGCAATGAACTTATCTAGCGTTCCGTGACCGGGCGGTAAATAGTGCCACCACGAATGTTGAAAAAAATTACGCAACGTGTGAGTACCGCATTTAGGCGGCAATACAAACGCTAGTTTTTTCTGCTTGTTGAAAAACATTACGGCGTTACCGTGGGCTTTGTTTCCATCAAAACGGTTTCTTTCATTGGCGCAATAAAAATATCGTCATTTGCATCGTACAAAAACCCAATGCCTGCATACACGCCGCGAAACTTGTTGTTATACGAAGTTTGTTTCCACACCGTATCTGCGCCGTATAGTGACTGACAAAACGCCACGCCTAACGGTTCAGATTCGGGAAACGGCAAATCTTCCACCACCGCGTTGTTAACTGCGATGACTTCGGTTACGACGTTGTTTGCGTCAAGTTGTGCAAAGTGAGCCATGCGTCACCAAGTAATTGAGCCAGAGCCGGTAAATTTGTAGATACGATAACCGCCCGTTGTGGTTACCGTAGGCGATCCAGTCGTGCTTGCGGCTAATGGGAACGAATCGGGATAACGAATGATGACAATTCCAGACCCACCATTACCACCGCTAACGCTGCCGTATGGGGGGTATTGCGCTTGCGGGCAACCGCCCGCACCGCCGCCACCGCCCGTGTTTGCGCTTCCCGCAGACCCCGCTGTTGTGCCAGCACCGCCATTGCCGCCACCGCCAGCCCCACCGGAGGCTTGGCTAAATCCTTCATAAGTAGTGCCGCCACCGCCGCCTGCATAAGTTTCTGATGAGCTGCTAATAGATGATGTTGACCCATCGCCGCCATATCCACCGCCATCTGTGTCGCCTGCTTCTGAAGCGCCACCACCGCCACCGCCAGTAAAACTACCGTTTATATTTACGAAGGTAAAAACATTAAAAAGGCCACCAATAAATCCTTGACCAGAAGTGCCTTCTCCGGGGCCAGTGCTGGTAAAACTGTTGTTTATATAATCTGAAGTAGGAGAAACGCTTATTGCAAGAGCAGCACCGCCGCCGCCGCTACCACCAGTATTACCAACGGTACCGCCAGCTGTTGAAGTAATGCTGAAGGCAGATGAATTTGAACCATTAGCACCGGCGCTGCCGCCCGCGCCAACAGTAATGGTGTAACTTGTTCCCGTAGAAACACTAGCTGACCCTGTTCTATATCCACCAGCGCCACCGCCGCCAGAAAAAAGAAAATTGCCTTGATAAGTAGTAAGGTCTTGAAATTGACCGCCACTGCCGCCACCAGCACCGCCAGCAACGATAAGGTATTCAACGGAGGTTAGGCCGCCCGCAGCGCGACCCAATAACAGTTGCATAATCCCAGACATATTCTTAGCTCACGTTACCGTTGACCACGCACACCGTGCCGCTGATGAACAAGATCGTCGCGACGCCGCGTGTTGCTAGGGTAATGGTGGCCTTGTCGGTGTTGGTACCGCCGATATACGCCGTCGTGATCGTCATCGTCAGCGTGACGTTGCCCGTGGTGTTGTTGAAGATGGATACCACATCACCAGTCGCGAACGTCGCATCCGGTACGGTGATGCTGCCGCCAGAGCCGACGCCGATGAACTTACCGACATCGCTCTTGACCAACGTGTAGGAAGTCGTCTTGTCCGATCCCGATTGCGGGATCGCTCTGACGTTGCCCGACACGTCCGAAATGACGCCAGTGAGTCCCGATACGTCCGTCGTGGTGCCGACGAGGAGGTTTCCACCCGCCGTGATGCGTGCGCGTTCGGCGTTGTTGGTAAAAAATTGTGCAACATTATTGACTGAATCCAAATAAACCATGTTGTTGGTGTTATTGCCACCAGCAAAATATCCGCCAACTGAATCTGCGCCAATGATTGCGCCTGCGTTTCCACTTCCCGCATTGCGATTAAAATAAGCAATCGTTCCAGACGCGTCGCGTTCAAACGTGGCAATCGTGCCGCCGGTTCCTTTTGCGTGCAATCTTGTAGAAGGACTCGTCGTGCCGATACCGACGTTGCCGGTGTTGAATAAAAAATTGGCTGCGTCAAAGTTGAGGTTAGTGCCGCTGTTGTTGGCAATGTAGTTGGTGTACAACTTCTTGCCGTTTGTACCGATGGTTATGTCGCCATTTGCAACGGTCAGGTTGCCCGACGCATCCAGCGTCATCGCCGTCGTGAACGTGATCGCGTTGCCTGCGGTGCCGGAGGCTGCGGTACGCCAAAGGTGCTGCCCAAGGAATTGATAGTAGTCAGTTGCTTGAGCGGTACTGATGTATTTGTATGTTCCGTCGTAGTAGTAGTTTGCGCCAACACTGCTAAATGTCGGTAAGCCTGTTAGACCCCAGAAACTTGCATTGCGAATTTGCAAAGCGCCGGTATTCCACGCACTCGGCGTCACGCCCAGCCCGAGGTTGCCGGAGGAGTCAAGGGTCATGCGCGTCGCGGAACCATCAAAGTTTGTAAACTTATGCGCGCCAGCAATACCGATATTCAAATCGGTGAGTGAAGTCCAAATCGTACCAATGTTTCCAGCCGAAGCGGTTTGTATGCTAATGCCTTTGTCGTATGTGCCGCCGGTATTTCTAACATCAAGTCTGCTTGCCGGACTCGTCGTGCCGATGCCGAGGTTGCCGGAGGAGTCAAGGGTCATGGCTTGGGATTGTGCAGAAATCCCCGATCTGACAATAAACCCTATCTGCGAAGAAGCGTCGCTATCATTGGTATTTGGTTTGTAAAATCTAATGCCTGCGCCAGTCGTCAATGTCCCGGCGCTGCTCCACTTAAATCTGTGAATGATGCCGCCTTGAGGATTTGCGTTATAGGCAGCATTGTTATCAACGCTGACTTGATACGCGCCAACGCTACCAGCGTCTGGTATGCCTGTTCCAATAATGCTCAAATTTGTCGCCGGACTCGTCGTACCGATGCCGACGTTGCCGGTTGCGGCAATCACGGTCGGAGTCGCATCCGGGTTCGCGCTATCTTCAACCAACAGCGCGTTACCAGAACCGACCTGCGTGATACGCAGAGCGTCTGAACTAGAATTGACTGATATAACTGCGCCGTTGCCATCAAACGTCAGCGCCGACCCACTCGTCGCCACCTTGGAGCCGTCCAGATACAGGACGCCGTTGGCGGTGCCGCCGGAGAGAATAGGGTTAGCAGAGAGCGAGACAATACCTGTGGAGTCGGCAATCGAGGCAGCAGCCGTGCCGTCTTTAGCCTTGATGTTCGTCACTTCAAGGTTAGTCAAATCCAAGGTCGTGGCATTCAATGTGCCGGTTGTAATCTTGGTGTTTGTGAAGCTATCCAGAACGCGCGTAATAGCCCCTGCGCTGGCTCCACCGCCATCAGAATAAATGATGGCACTCTCACCATTGGGTACCGTGACAGTGGCCCCTGCGGAGCCTTGCTTGAATATTAGGGACTGCCCACCAGTCGTGGCGTTAATGACGACCCAGGTCTTTTGCAGGTCGTTTGGCGCAAAGGTGCAAGTGCGAGTTGCTGTTAGCGTGGTTGAGGTAAACTTGATAACAGCGTGACGTGCATCGCTAGAGGTGCCATCAGATACCGTCAGCGTAAAATCAGCATCGCTGGAGATGTTGTACGTGACTGCGCCAGCAATGGCCTCATCGAGGACATCTGAGAAGTTGGTGTTGGTGCTGGTACCCCAGGTGCCGCTTTCGTCACCCGTGGTGATCAGCTTAATACCAATGTTGCTGTACGTTGCCATTCAATTACCTCTATGCAGCAATCTGCGTCCAATTAGGCGACTGGGCGGTGGAAATATTACCCCAACCAGCAGTCTGCGTCGTGTTTATGTCAACCCAATTTGGGATTTGAGTGGTGTCCACTAGACCCCAAGATATGTAATAACCAATTATGCCTTGAGCTTGAACTCCGGTTACCACCGCAGTAGCCCCGGCTTTTACCGTTACACTTCCAAGATTTGCAGTAGCCGAAACGCCTGTTACGCTAACTTTAATTCCAAGCGCAACAGAAACCGTTCCTAACGATACGGTCGACTCTACACCTGTAACACTGAGTATCTGGTCGGTTTGGACAGATACAGAACCAACAGAAACCGTTCCATTAACATTAGAAACAGTTACCGTGGCAGCCCCTAGAACTACCGCATCTCCAACATTCCCAGTCGAAGACACGCCGGTTACATTGACCAGCTGTTGTGTTCTTACCGATACAGTGCCTTCACTGGCGGTTGCCTGAACGCCGGTGGCAGAAACAACTGACTTTCCTGATATCGCTACAGAGCCTGTCTGCCCAGCTGCCTGAACCCCAGAAACTAGGGTAATTGCATCGGCGCTAACAACAGCGGTTCCGGTTTCGCCTGTAGCAGATACGCCGGTAACCGATACGACATTATCTGTAGCGACAAATACAGAACCAACCGCGCCGCTAGCCTCAACGCCAATCGGGAACACATTGGCGGATGCAATAACTGACTCATCACCAAGTGATGCCAAGACAGCATCACCTGTAACCCCCGTTACAGCAGTGGCATTAACGCCAACAGTGCCAACGCCGCCCGTAGCCTGGATATTAGAGCCGGAGCCAACGCCCCAGCCCTGCTCGCCCCAGCCTACGCCGGAGGCACCCCAGCCTTCAAAGGCGACGATAGCGTCAGCCATGGACGCTACCTAATTAAGCGATTCGGATGATCGCGTTCGACGCGTCAGCAGTCGGGAACTGGATCGTGAAGTCACCAGCGGTGGAGGTTTTGTCGCCACCAAACGCAAGTACTGCTACTGCCTTGTTAGATTGGGTGCTGTTGTAGATCAAGGCGCCGTTGGCCGTGATCGTGGCAGCACTCCAAGTCGTGTCTGCAAAATCCAAAAACGCGGTCGTGCCGCTCGATGTCGGGACTTGAGAGACCGTTAGAGTGTTACCACCTGCGCTATAACCAGTACCGCTCACTTCGTTCGTAACTGAATACGCCGTAGTCGAAGCATCAAGAGATGCTGACGAGGTGTACAGTGCAATCTTGAACGTGTCAGCAGTCGTGGAACCGCGAGTTACCGTGGTGCCGAAAGCATGAATACCGTTGAGGATCTCGACCTTAAAGCTGGTCGCCATTGCTTGGCTGATGGCCATTTACAGTTCTCCTATGATCTTTGCCAAATCACCATGCCCTTGCAAAGTGAGCTTGGCACAAATCGTGGTGCGTTCGCTTTGCTGAGCTTCTTTCAAGTACTTAACCAATACATCTCTGATGTATTCCTTGTAAGCCTTAGCCTGCTCCAATATGGCAGGATGGCTCTGATCACCCACGTAGATGATCTTGTCTAACGCCCTATCTGCAATCTCTTCTGCAGTGAATCCACGATTTTGCGTGGTAAACACATTGACTGGGCCGATCTGCATACCGCCACTAAATCCACTCATGTCACAGGAATCCTTGCTTGGCCACTACGATAAGCATCCTGACGTTCCATGCCATCGCCAAGGCGCTTGGCAAGTAGGATAGCTTCTTTGTACTTATTCTCGTACTGAGTTTGCAGATCTGGGTCACCCTTTAAGTAGGTGTACGCCTCGACAAGCGAACCATAGAGAAGAACAGGATCAAAGTTATCGCCAAGCCAACTCGTACCCGTATCCACAATGGAGGCGGGGTAGAAGAAGTAGTGGAGTTCCATTGTGTAGACATTGTTTGGCGTCGGCCCCAGTAAGAACGTCAACTCGGTGGCGTTATCAGATCGAGGGCCAAACAAGGCGTAATAAGCTGGAACGCCAGTGGACGTTGGTGTTGGATAGGACTCGCGAATAAAGTTGACATCTTTATTCAGCAGATACTCATAGCTGCCATCAGCAAGTATTACTGCCAACGAATACGGCGCCAAGAAATCATCAGGGCATGCAAGGTATCGATTGTTAGCAGCGGTGGTACCCGTCACGTTCTTGCGAAGCGCCGGAAACTGCACCATATTGTAGATGCGCTTTTCGGCTTGCTTAACAAAGGTCGAAATGTTTGCCACAAACGACGTTTCCGTCGACTGGCAGTACTCTTGGATAGCGGCGCTTAATTGTGCGTAGTTCATGGTTATCTCAAGTTGTACTTACGGTGACAGTGCCGACACCGCCAGTGGCTACTAAGTCATTTGGCGTAAGACCATTATCCCACGCTCTAGCGCCGCCAACAGGGTTCCATCCCCACTGAATCATGCGACTGCCTCCAGCACCATTGGCTCCGACAGCGTAATAGCTGGTATCTGGGCGAGGGTTTCTAACCGCTTGCGGGTCTTCGATTGGGTACATACCCAGAGACAACTGCGGTTGGTCGGGTTCCCAGCATTCTTGGCAGACCAGAATGTTGACATTCTGCGTCTTGATGACCAGCTCTTTCAGTTCGCTGAGTTTGTATTGAAAGCCACAGCGATCGCATTCGGCTATCGAATGCCTGCCTGATGCAAAAGGCACCGGCATGGCTTAGCCCGTCAAGAACTGTTGTCGGGGAACGAAACGCACCGCAGCCTTTTCGCGATCCTCGCCAGCTGCAAGCTCCCAGCTTTCATCGTACATGGCTTTTAATGCAACCATGCGATCCGGTGCGATCTTCACCGACAAGAAATAGGAAAGCCCTGCTACCAAGCAAGGCAGAAACCGGAACGGCACATCCTGATTGGTCACGCCAGTGCCAGCATCTAGCATGCGACGCAAGCGCCAATACACAAAGGTGTAGGTCTGGCTGTTATCAGGGACTGGCCATACCGTAAAGGTAGGATACTGGACTACACTGGCAGCGTTAGTCTGGCCCGACTTGCGATCAATCCAAACCTGAATCGGACGACCTTGGGCGGTCTTGTTCGGGATGGACGCAAAGGTGCTAACTGAAATACGAGTGATATCGATGTCAGTTTGGTTTTGACCAGTGCCGGTGCGAATCACATGCTCCAGCAAATCGACCGTATCAACGGGCAAATTGTAGGTGGCAGTTCCAGGGGTTAAAACTTGGCTACCTTGTTCCACCGTCCAGAGATTGACTCCCCGGTTAGCCCATTCCATTAACATCAGATTCAGGCTACGCCGCGCAGTCCGCAGGTCGTAGCCCGATCTGAGTTCAGCGCCACAACGCTCAAACGCCTCTTCAACGATGGCGTTGAGATCGAGATTGAACGTCGCTGTTGCGCTGGTAGTCACTTAGTAAACCTTCTTGCCTTTCATCTTGCGCTTAACCGTCTTGCCTTTGGCCATACGACGACCACCGGCAACCGCATCACGCATGCCTTTGGAAACACCCTTCATTCCCATAGCTTCGTAATCGATCTCGGGACGAGCCTCGTTGCCCATGGCATAGCCCTTGATCTTACCCGGCACTTTCTTACCCTTGGCCATCACTTTCGGCTTGTTGCCTTTCTTGGTGACGGCACCCATACCGCGACACTGCATCATTTCAGATCTCCTATTTACCTTGACTGTAGAACTTACGGCGGGCTTCCCGCATCTTGCGAGTCATCTCGGCATCCTTGACCTCTTGCATGGCCTGCCGCTCTTTCTCGCTGTACTTAGGAGCATCCATAATGTATCGACCGGCATTGCGCATTCCGGCACCCGCATTGCGCGGATCTTCCATCATGTCACCAAACCGACGACCCACCGAGTCCTTGTACATGGTAATGCCCTTGCCGCCATACTTACGCTGCATGGCGCCACGAGCTTCAGACAACGCAATGGCAACAGCCTGATCACGGCTCTTGACCTTCTGGCCAGAACCCGACTTCAGCTTGCCACGCTTGAACTCACCCATCACTTTCTCAACCTTCTTCTTCGCCTTGGGCGAAG